ACCTGGGGTAAAAGAATACAAAGACGCTTTTGATGGTAAATACTATAAAGTTAAAAACTTTTATGGTTCTAATTGGATGAAAAAGCCTCAAAATAGTGATCCTCCAGTAGCTGTGCCAGGAACGTCGTTGCACGAAATTGGAATGGCCGCAGACATTGATATGTCTGATCCAAGGGTTGCTCAGTGGGTAAGGAACAACAAATGGAGATTCAACTTAGTCAACGGTGAAGGTGAAGAACACCACTTGCAGCTTGCCTGGACCAAGGACATGTCGTTGCCTCAGTTTTTAGGTAAAACTGCATTAAGTCTTGAGGAAGCAAGTAAAAACACACATGTAGCAATGTCTGGTTCTAGACGATACACCACTTCATTTAGGCCTGGTTTTGGTGTTGATATAAACAAATTCTCAGAAGCTCTACTAAGGAGATGGGGATACACAATAACCCCAGAAAAAATAATGCTTCTAAGGTCTTGGTCTGATAAAGAAGGTACAGGTGGCTCATATAACCCAATGAACGTTGTTTCTGGAAACAACAGAGTTGATCCAGCTACTGGATACGAAAGAGCCGAAACAAACTACAACGTTAATGGTGGTGGGTTATTCCCTGTTCAAAACTTTGATAGTTTTCAACAGGGAGTAGAATACACCGCACTACATTTAGGCACAAATAACTCTGCCATTATGAGCGTGCTCTCTCAACCTAACCCTACTGCAGACGAAATAAGGTCGGTTCTATCTGCGGTTGGTAGAACAACAATGTTGAACATTTTTAATGGGTACGCTGAAAGAGCTCAGGGTGCTGGTTATGGCATTAACGAAGCATACAATATGACAGGCACATCTGGTGTTCAACAACTTATCTCTGGTATGAACGCTGGAAAGAAAATGGCCGGCTTTGCTGGAGACCCACAGGTGTCTAGCAGTAGTAGGTCAATTACATCATCACCAATAATGATGTCTAACTCTGTAACTCCTACATCAACTGTAGGTACTCCTTCAGTGATAAACCAAGGAAGCACTGTCACTATATCTCCAGTAATAAACATGACTACTACTGGAAATTCGGGGAGTGTTAGCGAATACGATCTAAGATTGATGGCAAAACGTCTTGCCAAGCTAATCGAGCAAGAAACCAACCTTGATAAAATTAGGAGATCGTAGCTATGTCTTATAAGACTGATCGTAATAGTTTATTTAATCAACTTCCTCCTGGCGTAAGACAAGGTGAAGTAACTAGCGGTCAAACCGTTGAAAACCAATCGTTTCAGTTTCCAACCAACGTTGCTAGGGTTGCTAGTACCGCCAACCTACAAAAGGGCTCGCTGTCAGATGCTAACGCTGAGAGTGTTACATTAACGCGTGGATTTATGCGAAACCTAATGACCGATCTTGGCGAAAACCAACCAAGGTTCCCCGACGTTAGGTGCTTCTTTCAGTTTAACCCACAGGACATTGAGCATGTAATTGAAGCACGAAAAGACATGTACCTTCCGATACTCCAAGATCCTCAGCAGCTGCGCCAGCCAATGGCCGGTAATGCAATGTTCAACTTTGAACTAATATTTGATAGAACAATGGAAGTTAACTCATCTACATACAGCACTGTTTCTCGTGGTGGTGAGCCCATCCCAGACCCAAAGTCACCAGGAACCGTTGGGGTATTTCATGATTTAAGAGTGTTGTATTCGATAATAGGTCAAGGTCTTAGTGAAGAGCTACTAGAAGCACAACAAGTAAAATTAAAGAATGATGCTAAAGCGTTTGCTATAAAAAACTATAACTCTTTAAATGTCCAATACAACGCTCAAAGTGACGCGTTCACGTCTAACAAAACTCTTACAAACCCAGAAGACGACGTGTACTCCGACGACCCAAACTCAGTTGCAACAGCTGATTTCTTAAATAAACTCACATCCGATCCAGCATCAATCAACAGCTTTCTTGCTGACTTCAATATTGGAAACTCTGCGTTTTTGATACCACAGCCCTGTCGAGTAGTGTTCTCTCCAGTGTTTATGGTTGATGGGTTTGTTATGGGTACCAAAGTATTGTTTACTAAATTTAGTACAAAAATGATACCCACTCAATGCAAAGTATACATAACTATGCAGGCAACTTATTTAGGGTTTGCTAGGGCAAAAACATTTGTAACTGAACAGCTTGACGAAACGTCTAGACAAAATACTGAGGATGAGCGCACAGCAGTATCAGAGGTTGGGGGTGTTGGGTTTGAGCTTTCTTCCGCTGTAACAAATGCGGTAGTAGGTTTTTCCAGTGATCCAAGAGTGATTACACAGCCATCTGGTTCTTCTTTTGGTGAGCCATCCATAGTGACTTATACGTCAAAGTTAAACGATATACCAACCCGTGTTGGTTGGGCCTATCAGCCGTTATGGTTATTTGCTACAAAAGATTTTTGGTACACACGACCAACGGTAGCGGTGTATACCGGTGCTCCTCCTGGCACTGGGGCTAAGGGTGGGCTTATTGGAGATAATGATTATAACCCAACTTACACATTGCAATCTCCTACGTCTACTAGGACACCTGCGTTTCAACCGCAACTTTCAGTACGAATTTGTCCAAGTGAGGCAGACAAAAATAGAATAAAAGAAAAAATATTTGAATCATTACAATCGTCAAATCCAAAACTTAACTTTGAAATAAAGGTTCATTTTTTTGGCCCATTTTCAACCGAAAGTGCTGCTAACTCATTTTTGTCTACAAACATAGGTCAAACCCCCTTCCAATCTCTTTCAAAGAGCTCGATAAGTTCCTTGTACGTAGGAAAATATGGAGTAACTAAAGAAATTGGCACAAAAGAAAAATGGGATGATTACGCAAAAGATCCACAAAACTGGTCAATGGACATGGGTTCTTCTAATGACACTACAAACAAACGTAACACGGCCCCAAATCCCATTACAATAAACACTAAAAATTCATCAAATATTTCTATAGTAGATGCTGTCAACTCAAGAATCACAGCTGCATACGCTTCCGCTGTATCTCAGTTTGGTGACACACCTGATACAAGAACCGCAATATTTAACACACAGAAGCTGTACTACGGTGGGATTTCAAGTCAAAGTCAAACTGAAGAAGTGAATCCAACTTGGCAAGGTCCCACTATTAACTTTAGAGATCAAGTAGGTATGCCTACAGAGGTTTATCAAATTACTACTGGATACGCTAACGAACAGGGAAGTGCCTCAGACAGGTTGGATTCCCTTCTTCAATTAGTTGACTCTGTTCATCAATTAAGTAGCAAATATTTTGCGGTTGTTGTAGACGCGGTCGTTAAGTACTCTATTGAAACAGAAGCGGGTATCTACAAACAGGCATCTCCCGGTGGTGTTAGGTCTTCATTTGTTGCTTTAGGAGGGACAATTGGTAAACAAACGTCACTTAACTTTGGATGGGGGGGATTGGCAATCGTGCCAATTTGATATATGAAAACAAAATACCTATCATCAGACAGATACACACTTGATGACTCTGGGCAAACAGCTTCAAGAACGCGGTTTATTGTAAGTGGCTATTCTGTGTATACATCCGTACAGGGTGACACTTTTATGTCACTGAGTATTCGATTTTTAGGGGATCAATCGCGTTATTGGGAAATTGCTGACATTAATCCTCAGGTTGAGTGGCCCGATAGAATACCCGTTGGAACAACACTTAGGATTCCAATATGATTGGACCGTCAATAAATAAGTTTTCTGCAAATTGTGTGTTTAAACTAAACGGAGTTGCCGTCGATTACTCAACAATAATTGAGCATGAACTGGCTCTTTCTGAAAACAAACATGATCTGCTTATAGTAACAATGGCTGGTGTTCCAGCGGCTGCTGTAACGGACTACATTGGAGTTCCAGTTTCTTTTTCTCTTGGAGAGGGTTTTGGAACATCTCAAAAATTTGTTGGGTATGTGTCATACGTAGAGCCAATGCACAACGCAAAAGATGGGTTAATAAACAAAAGTCCAATACAACTCGTAAAGATTTACTGTATTGGGGCTTCAATGGTTATGAAAGAAGTTAGATCAAAAGTTTGGGAAAACCCAACACTATCAGAGATAGTTACATTTATAGCTGAGACCCATGGGTTTAGTGCTGACTATCCAAAAGAAACCTATCGTCCACCAAGGCTGGTTCAGTCAAATGAAAGCGACTGGTCTTTTTTAAACAGAGTTTGTAAAAAGTTTGGATTGTCATTTTCTTTACACGGAACACATTTGCATCTATGGGATCGTAATAAATTTACTGGGCGCACCTCGTCGTTTCACAGAGCTTTAACTAGCAATAAAACTCAAGATAACAGGCCGTTCTATGTACTTAACTTTGAAGCAACTCTTGGAAAGATATCATCTTCTGGTGATAGGAGTAGAAGTGTTGTAACTGTTTTAGACTCGCAGAACAATATACATGTGGTTGTTGACGATTCCTCAGAGTATTTCCCAGGCTCGTCTGATTCACCAAAATTGTTTAAAAAACCACTTACCCTTTCTTTAAACTCATTAGAAGAAGGTATACGAACTATTGATTCTTACGATAAATACAATTCAATTTATAACGCAAAAATTAACGTAATGTATGGTGGAGGAGCTGTCCCTGGTGGCATACTCTATCTTGATGGATTTTCGTCAAAGTTCGACGGATTCTGGTACATATCGGATGTAACACACTTTATTAAATCTGAAAACTACGTAACAGAATTGGTGTTAGCAAAGTCAGAGGAATTTAGTGAAATTGTGGATACATCTAATGTAACTAGTTTTAAAGAACCACCGGAGTACATTATGAATTTTAATGAGCAATGGGTTTCCAGCACGGTAAGGATTTCGGAATATGCCTAGTTCTGATATGACGCTCCACAGAGCTTTAGTAGTTAGACAATCTGGGGATGACATCTACGTTAAGATCCCAAGCCTGCTAGGCGCGACAGAGTCAATTGCGGTACATACCCCCAAAACCCCTTCTGCAAATTGGCCACCTGCGGAGAACTCTCAAATAATCGTGGCAATTGAGGGGGAGAACTTTAATAAAGTGTATGCTATATCAAATATAGATATTGGAATTTAGTTTGAGGTGACTTATGAAATCAATAAAAATACCCTTTTCTTTTATAGGTGGAAAAGTTAACGCAACTACGGATGAGTCTTCTATCGCCAACCAAAAAATAGAAAGTGTTTTAACAACATCGCGAGGAGAGCGCATTCTAAATCAGACTTTTGGAAGCGACATAAAGAAGCTTGTTAACGAAATACCTACTGATAGTATTTTAGCTGATGCTAAAATAGAGTCTATGTACGACTTAAAAAGTCAAGTATCTGGTGTACAAATAATTGATATGAATTTTGATCTTGATTCACTAACTAGCGACGACCCAACACTAAATGTGTATGTTACATACAAGCTACCGTTGGGCACATTTAAAACTGGAAGAGTTAAACTTGCTGTTCCTGGAATAATCACAGAAGACACGATTGTGTAGGTAACTAATGGCATCTGATCAAACATTCAACTACGCAAGTAGAACATACGGAACAATCCGACAAGACCTTTTGGCTAGAGCATCAACTGTTGCTCCAGAATGGACTGATCGAGACGCATCTGATTTTGGTATGTTGTTTGTGGACCTGTGGTCCTACATGGGCGACATTATTCACTATTACGTAGATAGAACTGGTAGAGAGTCTTTTATATCAACTGCTACGCAACGCGAAAGCCTTATTGCGTACGCAAATATGTTTGGGTACAAACCCAGTGGTAGAGAATCAGCACGAGGATCTGTTTACATTTCAAACTCTTCTGGTGCCTCAGCTTACACTTTGCCAATAAACTCACAGCTGCGCGCTACCTACGACAACATTAACTACAATTTTTACACTACAAACGCAATCACTATTGCACCAGGCACCACTGAAGAAGTTGAAGTAGTTGAAGGAAAAATAGTAACTAATGATGTTCTAACAACCTCTTCTTCTGGTGCCCCCAACCAGGCCTATATCCTAACAAGCACGGACCCAGCTATATCCACGATTGAGCTAACAGTGACTGAAGACGGAGTCAACGTTCCTTACCTTCAATACGCAGATGCTCAAGACATGTCATCCGGGTCAAGAGGCTTCCTTGTGAAGCTCACTTCAGCAGGAACAGTCCAAGTAACTTTTGGTAACCGTATCAATGGCTTTGTGCCACCAGCCGGATCTAGGATAACAGCCTCTTACACCCGAAGCTCTGGAGTAAACGGCAATATTGGTTCTAACTTACTATCGTCTTTTGTAGAGTCTCACCCCAGCTACATCACCATCTCTTCTTCTACTCCAACAACTGGTGGGACTAATGGTGAGACTGCAGAGAGTCTTAAAGCTAACATTATTTCTTCAATACGCACACAGGATCGTGCAGTAACTCTTCAAGATTACGCTGACATAGCTAAGAGTGTTTCTGGTGTCTATAAAGCTGTAGCTGCGTACACACCAGCCTCTGCTGGGAGTTCAGCTGGGGCGTCTGTGACTGTGTATGCATTGCCATTTGTAAGTGACTTTTTGACCACGTCTAGTTATTCAATTACGGTTCCAACACCCATTAAAACAGCTGTTGTAGACAAGCTGTCTACTAGAAGTATGGTTGGGGTTACCCCAGTAGCTGCAAGTTCTGTTACTTTGCGACGGTTAGACATTATTGCATCTATACAAGTTTCTGAGGGGTTTGTAAAAAGTTGGGTAGAGGCAAATGTAAGAAATGCCCTAGATGGATTGTTTACATTTGATAACGCTGACTTTGGAAAAGAGCTAAAGAAGGGGGAGGTCTATAAACTGTTGATGAATCTCACTGGTGTTGATTACATTGATATATCGTCTTTTGTAATAAAAGATGCATCAAACAACACCATTACTACTCTTGATCCATCCCATGTACTACGGAAGGGGACTATAACACTTACGTTCTCTGGAGGGATGGGTAGCTAACAAATGGCCCGCAAATCTTTTGTAGTAAGAAGCTCGGCACCAAGTGGTGGCTCATACTTACAGTACTACCCTTCATTTGGGCAAGGTGCATCATTAGGATCAGCCAGCGCAACTGGAGCAGCATCTGCTGTATACATTCGTGGAGATGGTGTACAAGTACCGCCAACTTTGGGTACTGCTGTTCCAGTTGGAAACCCGCTATTTAATGCAGCTTATTTTGAGGCGGCAGCTTCTGGCTATGGTGAAGTAACTCTATCTTGGGACCTAACTCTGTACGACGTAGACGTAGACAACCCGTCTTCCACAAGACCGTATTCAGTGTTGATTGTTTACTCAAATTATGGTTGTCCAGACACCATTGCTGAAGGTTCTGTAATAGTTGAAACACGCAATATAACTAACTTTGTGCATACCTCAGTTGTGGGGTCTTGGGCTTACTATTCTATGTTTATTAGATATAGGTCTTACGAAGGAGATGATTACTATGAAATTGTTTCCAAGATGCCGGTGCTACTTCCTAGCAACCAGGACTCTTTAGAAGACCTATATTCAAAGATTCCTGAACACTATCGTGCTTTGGACGAAGCAGACTCGGGTCATCTACAAAAATATTTGTCAATATTCAGTTGGGATTTAGACAAAATTAAGTCTACTTTACGGTACGCATTAGCGATGCGTGACCCATTAGTAGCCGACGAGGAATTGTTGAATTATGTGGCTCAAGATTTAGGGGTAACTCTAACAACAGATGACGTAGGTTCTCAACGTTTAAGAGATTATTTAGTAAGCTTTTCAAAACTTAAGAAAAAAGCTGGGTCAAAAACTTCTATAGAGGCCCACCTCGAGGCTTTGTGTGGAGCAGATGTAATACTAAATGAGTCCGCTAACACCCTAAAAATCTATCCACAGAGAATAAACCTACTTTGTGACCCAGCGTTTACTAGTGGAGTTGCATCTGGTGTTGACGGCGGAGAACCAAACGTATCAAACAGCGGAGTAACCTATGATGCGGGTGTTATTGGAGAAGCACAAACCGTCGTGTATGACGGAGGGTCAACCCCAGATGCAAATATTAGTTCAGGTGTTGCAACTACCGAACGTTGGTCAAGTTTCCCTGACCCAACAAACTCTATTTTCTCTTACTTAGAAACTTCATCTACAGCAACCCCTGGTTCTCCAAAATACATAAAAGTAATAGGTGGAGATATTTTGTACTTTTCAATATCTGTTCCACCTGAAACAGATGTTGCTGCGTACATCCAGGAATCCATTTCTTCAGTGTCGTTGTACGCACCAGGAGGCGCAGCTGGTGGATCTGCTGGGCTAATAACTACTGATAGTACTGCTCAAATCTACGCTGGAAGAAGTTATTGGAGATTAGAGGTACCCTCTTCTGTAACCTCTTACACAAACGCTGTTCTAAGCATACGTTTTGCCAACGCAGTTGGGGCAGTCTCTATCTCATACAATGACTTTAAATACGCTCTTCTTGAAAGAGATTACATTGGAGAGTATTTTGATGGAAACACATCTCGTGGTGGATGGTTGATTGGGTCAACCGGCTCAATATCAGACTACCGGTGGAAGGGAACAGTAAACGATTCTGAATCCGTGTACTCGTCCAACTGGGCAAAAACCCAAAATGTCATAGACAGAATTCTCCAGTTCATAATACCTGTGACCGAATCTATTTCTTCTGGAACCCTGTACAGTAACGGTTATTACAAAAACACAAGTAATGATATTTCAAAAATACCAACTTACAAATACACCATAACATACGACAACATACCAGGAGTATAAAATGGATTTGATCATAGCTGGGTTAGCTGTATACAAAGTATTACAGTTTATTGACTCCTTGCTACCAAAAGAAGCCATGCCATGGGTTAAGCTACTTGCATCACTAGCCCTATCGTATGGTGCATGCGCCACACTTTCTACCGAGAATATTTTAATTAATGGAGCAGCAGTCGCTGCACTATCTGGTACAGTGCATGCAGTCCTTCGTTTACTAACTTTAAGCGGAGACGCAGCTTCCAGAAAAAATATTAGATAGGAGATTTAGTGGGTACTAACACAACTTACGGAATACTCGGGACTTCCGATGTTCCAAGAGAAGTCATTGTTGCGTCACTGACGGACAGTGGCAAAGGTCGGTATGTAATTCCTTGGTACGGAACCAAGAAAATATCTCCAGCCCTTGAGTACGTTTACGACTGGCTGTTGGATAACGAAATGGAGTATGTGGTCATCGAGGCTATTGATGGTAGACCACTGCCAAACGCTATTAAGAAGGCAGCTTTGTCCGTCGAACAAACGGATGAAGTAGACATGGAAATCATGAATCATCTTGAGACGGCAAAAAACAGTGCTGCGCTAATCATGTGGGATGAGTCAAACCCGCAACGGTCTTTGTTTTTGGCGTCAACAGCATTGGGTATGGGTATCAAGTCTCTTGAACTTACAAACGGCCTAGTGCCGATAATTGTAGAAGATTCAGATTTAATCATACCTACTTCTACCAATCAGTCTGGTGTTATGCATCTATCAACAAAGAGCAACACGGATGCGCACATCGACAACTTGTTAAACCTAGACACAAGTAGTTTTGATAGAGAAACACTTGAGGTTATGCCAGCGGTATCCGTTAAGCGAATGGCTGCAAACGCAGGGTTTAACGTTAAGACAAAAGAAGAAGCAATCAATGCCCTGACGGGCGCTCCTATTGAGGAGCACATTGCTAGTTTGGCTGTAGGAACTATTCTATTAATGTTTAACGATGGTACAGAACTTGGGTTTTCCATGAATAAAGATCTCTTAAAGAAGATCATGGATGTGGTTTTAGACCATCAAGCAAACTTGTAATCTGCACAAGTTGTAAATAAAAAAGCCCCAGGAAACCCCTGGGGCTTTTTCTTTACCTGCAACTGCAGGTAATCAATGAGTTCACTTCTTCTTGGGGGCTGCCTTCTTGGCAGGTGCTGACTTCTTGCCCTTGGCGGGACCCTTGCCGTAACCGGGGTCCTTCTTGTCCTTGAGGCCACATCCACATGATGCACACATACTATTTACCTCCCTT